CTTCCACCATATTGCGGTAATACTCCAAGAAAGGGGTATTTTCCTTGAACTGATGGGTGAACGAGTATTCCCCGTTCTGTATCTCAATCAGACGTTTGGATTTTATCGCCTGTGCGGTAGCCAATGTCTGACGGTTCTGTTCTTTCTCTATGGGCGTTTTCGCATCTATCAGGTACAGTTTCAGGTATTCCTTGTGTCGTTTACCGTTCCGATAGATGTCGAGAAACAAACTTATGTTGCCGTTCGATAACTTCTTTTCCCGAAGTTTCACGGGTTCTTTTTGCGTTATAGTCTGCTTTGCCATATCTGTTTTCTATTTTATTAAATAC